TGATTACCAAGCGTACACAGGCAGGTAAGCTACCAGATGGCGGTCAAATGAGGGCATACGCTAAAGGCACAGTCAGAAGCCGTAAAAAGAGGGGTAGACAGACAGGCTTTGTAGACCTAACAGACACAGGTAAAATGTTTCGTAGCTTAGATTTCCGAACAGGTGGTACAAAAAGCACATTATTCTTCTCAAACATGGAAAGAGCAAAGATAGCTAGTTACCACGATACATTCGGGGTAGGTAAAAGACGTATAACAAGACCATTCTTTGCTATAGGAAATAAAGAAGAAGATAAGCTAAAAGACGAGTTTGCGAGTTTTTATTTTAAAGAAATGCGATTATGAGCAAAAGGGAAAACATAGCAGGTGATATAATTACAAAGCTTGATGCGGTTACAAGTCCTATTGAGTTCAAAAAGATAACAAGAGAACCCTTTGAGGTTGAAGAACTTAGTGACGCACAATTCCCTGCTATGTTTATCCAATCTGGTGACGAAACGAGGGAAGTTTCTAGCATAGGTGATACAGGTGCAGGAACATATAGAGGAACTATAGACTTTTTGATTGTGGCTTTTGGAAAAGGTACAGACTCCAATATAGACACAGTTCGCAACCAAATCATAGAAGTTGTTGAAGAAACTTTAGATAATGATATAACTAGAAATGGTAATGCTATAGATACGCAGATTATTGAAGCATCAACGGATGAGGGTACAATATATCCGTATGGGGGTGTACGAATAACAGCAAGGGTAGTATATGAATTTACTAGAGGGAGTGCATAATGGCTAAAAATGTGACTATGAAAAAAGGCGAAAGTATAATAAAATGCGTTGAAGACCATGTAGAACATTTTGAAAAAAATGGCTACAAGGTACATGAAGAAAAGGCGGTTTCTAAAAAAGTCGAAAAACCTAAAGAAGAAAAGGAGTAAATAAATGGCTACACATCACGGAAAAGAAGGGGTTGTAACTATTGGGGGTACTACGTTAGGTAATGCCACAGGGTTCACAGTTGATACTACCCATGACGTTGTTGAGGATACAGCACTTGGTAGTTCAATGAAATCATATTTAGTCGGTCGGGGTACTTATACTTTCACCATTGATATGAACTTTGATGAAACGGATTCTGGTCAAACAACATTAGTACAAGGAGCAGAACTTACTTTTGCTTTCTTACCAGAAGGTAATGAGTCTGGAGATAGAAAGTTTAGTGGTAGTGGAATTGTTACTGGAATGTCAGTAGGCGTTACATTAGATGGTGTAACAACTAGAACTGTATCTGGACAAGGTAATGGTGGGTTGACCATCGGAACAGTCTAAAATGGCAGATGAAAAGATTGACTACTTTGATGGTATTCGTGACCATTTTAGTCAGCTAGACACACAGATTATTGAAGTTCCAGAGTGGGGTTTGACAGGCGATAAAGCTATTCATACCAAGCCTTTTAATATGCTTGAGAAACAAAAGATATTTAAGGGTGCTACGAATACCGATTTGCTTGTACTCATTGACGTTATCATTGAAAAAGCCTTAACAAAAGATGGCGAAAAAATGTTTAATGCTTCTCACATTCTTTCCTTCAAAACAAAAGCTGACACAAATGTAATTGCAGACGTTGCCACAAAGATAATGGGTACTGGTAATGAAGATATTGAGGATTATAAAAAAAACTAAAGAATGATGCAGAGTTACACAACATTTTTGGTTTAGCCGAAAAGCTTCACAAAACAGTTTCCGAAATCTTGCAAATGTCAGTTGAAGAATTTAATATGTGGATTGCGTACTTCCAAATCCAACATGAGGAACGAGAACGACAAGAACGAATATCAAAGGCAAGTAGATAAGTGGCAACAAAAAACGTAAATATAGACATTATAGCGAAGGATAAGACCCGCCAAGCTATGAAGTCAGCCACAACGGGGATAGATAAACTCAAGAAATCAGTTTTTAACCTTAGAAATGCTCTTGTGGGTATTGGTGCGGGTGTTGCGATAAAGTCTTTTGTTGACGTTGGTAGGCAAGTTGAATCCCTTCAAATCAGACTTAAATTTTTATTTGGAAGCGTTGAAGAAGGTGCAAAAGCTTTTGATGTTATGTCGAAGTTCGCATCTAAAGTGCCTTTTAGCTTAGAGCAAATACAAGCGGGAGCGGGAAACCTAGCAGTTGTTGCAAAAGATTCAAAAGAATTAGCAAAGATATTAGAAATAACAGGGAATGTTGCTAGTGTTACTGGGTTAGACTTCCAAACAACAGCGGAACAGATACAGCGTTCATTCTCAGCGGGTGTAGCTAGTGCAGACATTTTTAGGGAAAGAGGTGTTAGGGATTTACTAGGATTTAAGGCGGGTGCTACAGTAACAGCGGAAGAAACAGCCGAAGCATTTGAAAGAGTGTTTGGAAAAGGTGGAAGGTTTGCGGGTGCAACAGATGACCTAGCGAAGACCTTTACAGGAACGCTTTCAATGATAGGCGATAAAATATTTAGTTTTCAAAAAGCGGTTGCAGACGAATTTTTAGTTGGCTTAAAACAAGAATTCGGTGCTTTAGACAAAGCTTTATCAGAGAACCAAGATACCATAGATGAAATTGCAAGAGCAGTTGGAAAAGGACTCTCAACGGCTGTTATTACTGTTGGTAAAGGTATCAAGATAATTCATGATAATTTCCAGTTGATAAAAGCTTTGGGAATGGCTTTTGTTGTCGGTAAAATCACAACATCTTTTCTAAATCTTGCACTTGCCTTAACAAAAGTGCGATTAGGAATGATAAAGTTTGCAAAAGTGTCAAGAATAACAGGCATTGGAGCGATAGTGGCTTTGGGGGTAGGGGTTGCAGAAGCTACAGGCAATCTTGAAAAATTATTCGAAGCGTTTTCAGCTAAAAAAGGGTTTGAGGACTTCAAAACAAATGTTGATGTTATAAAAACTCAACTAGAAACATTTACGAGCGACACGGCAGATGGATTTGATAGGGTTCGGGATAATTTTCATAAGTTAAGGGATGAATTAGTTCAGACTATTAAAAAATTAGGTGAAGCTAAAACAGTAAGCAACCCTTTTCAAGAAGATGCAGATGAAATTTTCAAAGCCAACAAAGAATTAAGAGATTTCAAAAAATTATTATTTGAATTAGACAAAGCGATGGCATTAGTGCCAATCGGCACAGTAGAGGAGTTTGGCACTAGCACAGACAAGACAACAGGGTCACTTAAAAAACAAAAGAAGGAACTTTTATCACTCACAACAGCATACGAAAAATTTAAAGAAGGTTTCAACGAAGCAATGACAACTCAGAAAGATGGTTTGTTGCAAATGCGTGACATAGGTGTAGAAGCTTTTGAGGGATTGAAACAATCATTAACCGATTTTGTAATGACAGGAAAACTAAGCTTCCAAGATTTATCACAATTTATTGTAAGAAAAACTGTTGAAATGTTAATAGGTCAAGCGATACAAAGTGCTTTTGACAAAGGCATGGCAATGTTCAAAGCAGATGCAATTAAGAAATCATTAATAAGCTTACAAGAAGGAGCAATGAAAACGTTTGCTTCTATACCCTTCCCATTCAATATTGTAGCTGTAGGGGGTGCATTAGCCTTTGGTGCGGGTATCATAAACAAAATTAGAGGTTTTGAAAAAGGTGGTAGACCGCCAGTAGGTAGGGCAAGCATTGTTGGGGAAAAAGGTGCAGAACTCTTTGTACCAGACCAAGCGGGAACAGTCGTACCAAATGACAAGCTAGGAATGGGTAAACAAGTCACAGTAAATTTCAATATTAATACAGTAGACGCTAGAGGGTTCAACGAATTATTGGTAAATAGCAGGGGTGTAATCGTAAACCTTATCAATAGTGCTATGAACGAAAAGGGTAAAATGGCAGTCGTATGAGTGGAGCGTTACCAAAAACAGATTTTACAGCTATAAATATCAAGAGCAATCAAAAGACATTGTTCAGCGAAACCGATAGCGGAAAGACATTTAGAAGACAAGTGCAAGGTCAACGCTTTAGTTTTACTCTTTCATATCCTCCCATGACTAGGGCAGACTTTGCACCTGTGATGGCGTTTATAATGAAGCAAAGAAACAGAAAAGATAATTTTACAGTAACCTTCCCAAGCTATCTTAACGCACAGGGCAACGAAACAGGCACTTTATTAGTCAATGGCACACATACAGCAACAGACACAACGATAGCTATAGATGGGTTCGGTGCTGATGGAGCAGGGCGATTAAAAGCAGGTGATTTCATAAAGTTTGCCCATGATAAGGTTTATATGGTTGTCGAAGATGCAACCTCATCTAGTAATGCGTCAACAGTCACAATAGAACCGCCTTTAAGAGAAGCTCTAGCAAATGATAGTGCTGTAACTTATGATTCAGTACCTTTTACAGTTCATTTAACAAGTGACGTTCAAGAGTTCGCAACAGGTCAGAATGACAAGAATGGAAACTTATTATTTAATTATGAGTTCGATGTAATAGAGAGTTTGTAAGATGTGTAAGTTATTGATTTTACTAAATAAAATCCCAGGATAAACATGGCTAGAGGTCTAACAAGTGCAGTAAAAACAGAACTAGCCACAGGAAATATTGAACCAGTTATTTTATTAGAATTAGGTTTCGGAACGCCAGTATATCTAACAAATGCAAGCTTTGACATAACATCAAACGTTTCTGGAACATCAAGAACGTACCAAGCAAACGGACATTTTAGAGGAATAACAGGGGTAAGCGAAACAAACGCACCTTCTAAAAATAGTCTTATTGTTAATCTTTCTGGTGTAGACCAAACCTATATATCCATAGCACTTAACGAAAACATCATTAACGACAATGTATTTGTTTATAGAGGGTTTTTAGATGCAAACCTTGCACTAATAGCAGACCCATTCCTGTTATTTTATGGAACAATAGACGAATATAAGATTACGGATACCACAAAATCAGCAAGCATAAACCTAACTGTTACATCACATTGGGGTAACTTTTCAAAACAAAGTGGGCGAACAACGTCAGACACTTCACAAAAAAGGTTTTTTTCTTCTGACAAAGGTATGGAATTTTCCGCTTTAACTGTAAGCGACATTAAATGGGGTCGGGTATGAGTAGTGTTCATATATACCAAGCAGAGAAAAAAGATTTTCAAGAGGTCTTTGATTTGTTGATAAATTTTAAAGAAGTTGATTTATTTGACGTAGACTTACCCAAAGTAGATAAGCCAAAACTAAAAGCGTTTATTGATTTCATTTTACAAAAGGGCAAGATTATTCTTGTAAAAGAGTTAGAACAACAGGAACTTATTGGCTGTTGCATATTTCATAAATCAGAATATTGGTTTAGCAAACAGGAACTAATAAACATAAATATTCTATATATTAAAAAACAATATAGAAATTTTAAGCTAGTAAAAACGCTGATAGATAGCGTAAAAAATGTAGCTGATGATTTGCCTATAGTCATGGGGGTCACAACAAAAATAGAAATAGGTGCGGTGTTAGAAAAACTTGGGTTTGAAAATATGGGCGGTAACTGGAGATTAGCATAAATGTGTGATTTTGTAGGTGATTTTCTTGATGATGTAGGCGATTTCGTAAGAGATGTAGTTGATGTAGTCGTAGACGTAGTAGAAGACGTTGTAGGGTGGCTAATACCACAACCAGAAATACCAGAGTTCGGGGATGACTTTGCAGAACAGCAAGCACAGGGGATATTAGTCAATAAATTTAGGGCAAACGCTTCTATTCCTGTTGTATATGGAACAAGAAAAGTTGGGGGTAATGTCGTATTCTTAGAAACATCGGGAACAGATAATCAATATTTATATATGGCTTTAGTTCTTAGTGAAGGAGAAATAAACAGCGTAGAAACCCTATTTGTAAACGAAAACCAAGTTACTCTTAGCGGAGCATTGACCGATGGCACACAACGAACAGTAGCTAGTTCGGATTCAAACTTCTTTGCTGACTCTAGTCTGATTACAGTTGAAGCACATTTGGGAACAGACTCACAATCAGCATCAACCCTTTTATCTACACTTACGTCATGGACATCAAATCACAGATTACGAGGGTTATCCTATCTAGCTCTTAGATTTGAATGGAACGCTGATAAGTTCGGGTCATTGCCTAAAGTGCAAGCGATTATAAAGGGTCGGAAGGTCTACAATCCAAATCTTGATGGAACAGTTACAGGCGGTAGCGGTAGCCACAGGGCAGATACAAGCACAACATGGGAATATTCTGATAACCCAATATTACAGCTATTAGACTATCTCAGAAACGATAGATTCGGCATGGGTATCCCAAATAGTTATTTCGATAGTAACTTTGCTGATTGGCAGACCGCCACAGATGTATGTGATACAAATATCACACCTTTCAGCGGTGCAAGCCAGATTGACCTTATGGATAGTCATGCGGTAGTTGATACGTCAGTAAAAGCTATAGATAACGTCAAAAACTTTGTAAGGGGGTCTAGGTCGTATCTAAACTTTTCGGGGGGTAAATACAATATATTGGTCGAAAGCACAGGGTCAGCGTCTATAACGCTCACAGAAGACAATATATTAGGCGGTATCACAGTCCAAAGTAAAAATAAAAACTCACGATATAACAGGGTTATTGTAAACTTTATCAATCCAGATAAAAATTATCAGTCGGACACAGCACAATTCCCGCCAGTAGATGAAACAGGATTAGCATCGGCAGACCAACACGCAAATATGAAAACCGCTGATGGCGGTCTTTTATTAGAAGGCAGATTTGATTTTTCTATGTTTACAAGTCCATATCAAGCTCAAGAAATGGCAGAAATAATACTTAGACGTTCCAGAACTAGCCTTGATATATCGCTTAGAGCAGATGCAACAGCCTTAGACCTAGCCATAGGGGATATTGTAAACGTAACCCATGCAACCCCTAGCTTTTCCGCAAAACCCTTTAGAGTACAGGGAATGTCAATAAACACAGACCACACAGTAAGTTTACAATGTTCAGAGCATCAAGATAGTTTTTATACATTCGGTACACAACAGGAAGTGGCAACGATACCCGACACAACACTTCCAAACCCCTTTTCAGTACAGCCACCCGCAAGCATAACACTAGCTGATGAACTGGTAGAGTATGCCGATGGGATTGTTATAACGAGAATGTTAATTACTATTGGAGCGTCAACAGACCTTTTTGTTGATAATTATGAGGTGCAAATAAAGCAGACATTAGACCCCGATGGGAACGCTGTTAGTGATTCATTTAGAGAAATAGCAGTTGGAAAAATACTGGAATATCAACACCTTAATGTGATTGATGGTGCAACCTATCAAGTCAGAGTAAGGGCAGTAAACACTATAGGGTCTAAGAGTACCTTCATATCAACTACAAGGGCAATAGTAGGGGGTGTTGAACCGCCTAGCAATGTTGAGGATTTCGGGGTTGAGTTGCATGGTCAAGACCATCTAAAGCTTACATGGACACCCCCTTCAGCGAATAGCGACTTGGATATATCTTTTTATGAAATACGCTATCAAAATGTTACAACTGGTGCTAACTGGCTTAACTCAACAAATCTTGTTAGATGCCCTAGAAGAAAGTGCGATAATGCAGTAGTACCCGCTAGAGTCGGTTCATATCTTATCAAAGCAGTAGATAAAAACGGCAATACATCGGCAGAAGCCACCATAGTCACAACCAATATTTCAGCTATACAAGCCTATAAGCAAATATCAACGTTTACAGAAACACCCGATATTTTCACGGCTTCAGACCAAATGGACGCATCATTTCCGCTTGCTGTAAAGATAGACCCATCGGGGGATGTAATATTATCTTTAGATACAGTTACTAATTTTGACGATACAGTAGGTAATTTTGATAGTGTTGAAGGGGATTTTGAGCTAGGGGGAACAGATACAACGTCAAACCCAAATTTTAATAATACAAACAGAGATGCAAAAGGGTTTTACAATTTCACTAATTCTCTTTCACTTTCACAAATATTTGATGGCAATATAGAACCATCAATAACCCTAGACGCAGAAAACCCTTATGATTTGTTTGATGGTGGTAGAGGTGCATTATTATTTGATGAAGCTAAAGCACCTTTTGATGGAACGGAACAAATACACGCTTTTCATAGAGTGCAGATAGCAACTTCCACAACGTCACTAGCCGATTGCACAAGCTTTCAAGATATTACACAATCAGCAACGTTCAAATTTAAATTTGCAAAGTTTCGTTTAAAGTTGTCAAATGATGACGCTCAAACGTCTAGTAATGTAAAAAATATTGTGATTAAATTAAATATGGAAGAAAGAACGTTTGCGGAAAGTAATGTGGCAACATCAAGCGGAAGCAAAACAGTAACGTTTACAAACCCATTTTTTGAAGCACCCGCAATAGGTATTTCCGCACAAAATATGGCTACTGGTGATGTTTTCACAATAAGTTCTAAGACAGTAAGTGGGTTCACAATAGCGTTTGCAAATTCAAGCGGGGGTGCAGTTGATAGGACATTTGACTACATCGCAAAGGGATTTGGGTTGCAAAGTTAACAGGAAAAAGGTATAAAAAATCATGGCACAAGTTTCAGATGTAAGTTTAGCAAATCAAGGTTTTAGTTCTTTTCGGACTGAATTGAATAATATTCTAACGGCTTTGAACACACAGCACATAGGAAGTTCAGCACCTAGTTCAGTCGCTACAGGCACAATATGGGTCGATAATGGAACAAGTGGCACACTAAAAGTAAAGATTAACGATGGTTCAGATAATATTGAGTTGTTTTCAATAAATATAACAAGCAACGCAATCACAAGCACAATGTCAACGACTGGTACTATATCAGAAACAGACCCTAATGCTTTACCTTTGGCGATTGCTCTAGGATAGGGAGTAGAATATGGCTAACACATTTAAGGTAAAAACCAACGGAGCAATGCCCGCAAGTGCGGGAACGCCATTAACACTTTACACAGTACCAAGTTCAACAACCACAGTTGTTATAGGCTTATTGCTTTGTAATATACACACAACAGCGGTTACAGTAGACGTTCAACTAGTTTCAGATACAAGCGACACAGAAACAAACGAAACAGTTTTACTAGCAAAAGATGTTAGTATCCCAAACGGCTCAACCCTAGAATTACTTACAGGGGGTAAGGTGGTATTGCAAACCACAGACATTTTAAAGATTGATTGTAGTGTTGCCAGTAAAATAGACGCTACACTTAGTATATTAGAAATAACATAAGGGGGAACAATGCCATTTATAGGAGTACAACCCGCATCAGCCTTACTTACAAGTGCTGATATACAAGATGGGCAGATAACAACCGCCAAAGTTGCCGATGATGCTATTACTGGTGCAAAAATAGAAAACAGTCCAACAATAGCTAATGGTCTTACACTTACAGATGGTGATATTACCCTAGCAAGTGGTCATGGTATTAATTTCTCAGCTACGAGTGATGGAACAACCATGTCATCGGAACTACTTGACGACTATGAGGAGGGGAGTTTCACACCAGTTGTAGCAGACAATGCTAGTGGCGGTAATACAGCAAGTGGTACTTTTCAAGGACAATATATAAAAGTAGGAAAACAGGTTCAAATTTATTGTACGTTATTAAACATAAATACAAGTGGCATGACTAGTAGTAATTCAATTCATGTAAGGGGATTACCTTTCACAGCAGACCTTCTTAGCTCATCGTATTTATACGGGACTGGAGTAGTTGAAACAGATAGAATTACGTTTGAAAACTATGTAACGGCTAAAATTCAAAATGGTAACGCTTTGTTTACTCTCAGAGATAATGACGTAAATGTTGCTGATTCAAGCATAAAAATTTCAGATGTTAATGCGTCTGGTGGTTCAGATATATCTATTACTTTGAGCTACCCTTCTGCATAAAATTTATTTATGAGGATATAAAAAATGGCAATAACAAAAGAAACAATACAAGACAAAATAGAAGTTGTAGGTGACTTCAAGCACATACAAGTGCGAACAGCAACAGTCATAAAAGAGGATGGCAAAGAAATATCACGTTCTTACCATCGTCATGTAGTAGCACCAAATGACGACAGCACCAACGAAAGTGCAGACGTAAAAGCAATGGTAAAACAGTTTCACACAAATGAGATAAAAACAGCATATAAAAAACATATAGAAGTAGAAAGTTAATGGCATATATAGGCAAATCACCCCAAGTTGGGAACTATATCAAGCTAGATGCAATAACAACATCAAGCACCAACACCTATAATCTTCTAAATGGTGGGGTGGCATTTGTTCCAGAATCAGCCTTGCATATGTTGGTTTCTCTGAATGGTGTTATACAAGCACCCCTTACCGCCTTTTCTGTTTCTGGTTCTACAATCACATTCTTACCTTCAAGCGGTACACTATCATCTAGCGACTCAATAGATTTTATTCTTGTCTTAGGAAACACGCTAGACATAGGAACACCAAGTGATAGCACAGTAACAAACGCAAAGACAAACTTTGTATCCACTTCTTCAAGTGCGGGATTGTCTATAAAAGGCGATGGCACTACGGACGGAACATTACAGCTAAATTGTTCACAAAACTCACATGGGGTAAAGTTGCGGTCACCCGCCCATTCAGCGGGTCAATCCTACACTTTAACGCTTCCTACAGGGAATCTAACAGCAGGGAACGTATTAAAGATAAATTCTATTAGTGGGTCTGGTACAACAGCTATAGGGCAGTTAGAAGCACCTTCAGAAATTACTATGCCAAATCAACCCGCTTTTTTAGTGCATCCTAGTTCCGCAGTAGAAAACCTAGCGACTGATACTGACCACCAAATAGTGTTTGGCACAGAAAGATTTGATCAAGGTAATAATTTTGCATCTAATACATTCACAGCACCAGTAACAGGAAGATATCAATTACAATTAAATATTTACTTTCAACAAGTACCTAGTGATTCCGCTTACCTTCAAACATATATTATTACTAGCAACAAAACATATTATGGAATAGTTACCCCTACTGCCTTTGATTCCACGATGACTTATATGCACCTTGCCCATTCTGTATTAGCTGACATGGATGCAAACGATACAGTAACTTGTCGAATACGACAGGCGGGGGGGTCAGCTACAACAGACTACGCTACAGATACAAATTTTTCTGGTTATCTTGTTTGCTAAAAAAAGGAAATAAAAATGGCAAAACTTACATTAAAAATAGAAGTAGATGACACCCAACAAGCTATGTTAAACAATGACTTGTTAGACATTAATGAATGGGTACAAGACGCAATGACAGGCAAAATAAACAATGCTTGGAAAAGGATGCAACAGGAATGGACTACAAAGCTTATGAACGATAGTTCTTTCACAGACCCAATACCAAGCAACCAAGCCGACTTTGTAAAGCTTATAACCGCTAGGTCAGATTATAAGACTAGAAAACAAAGAGATGCAGAAAACGCCATCGGAGAATAAAGATGCCTTTAACTAAAATACAAAGCAGAGGAACAGAGAATGTCGGTGCAGGTTCGTCTAATCTCATAATTAATGGTGCAATGAACGTGGCACAAAGAGGTACAAGCTTTACTGGTGTTTCTAGTAGTGCGTATCAATTAGATAGATTTAAAACTGCTTTGGGTGATACTTCAGCAAGATTTACTATTACTCAGGCTTCATCAGGATTAAATGGTTTTCCATATTCTTTAAAATATGATTGTACTACAGCAGAAGCAAGTTTAGGAAATGGTAATGCTAGAGTGTTTTTGCATCAAAGATTAGAAGGTCAAAATCTACAACAACTTAAAAAAGGCACAAGTGATGCAAAAAGTTTAACCTTATCATTTTATGTTAAATCAAATAAAACTGGAACATATATTTGCGAGTTGAAAGATATAGATAACACAAGACAAATATCTAAAGCATACACAATAAGTTCAGCGAATACATGGGAACAGAAAAGTATAACATTTGAAGGCGATACAACAGGTGCATTTGACAATGACAATGCTGAATCTTTGCGTGTTCTTTGGCATTTATTAGCAGGTACTAGCTATAACCCTACTTCAGGTGGAACACTTAACACATCTTGGGCATCAAATACTGATGCTAATCGTGCTGTTGGAAACGTAAACATAGGCGACAGCACAGACAACACTTGGGAGATTACAGGAGTCCAATTAGAAGTAGGCTCACAAGCATCAGATTTTCAGCACGAAGATGTAGGAACAACCCTTGCAAAGTGTTTTAGGTATTTTTACGCTGTTGTACCAAAAGGCGAAAATATAGGCTATTTTGCATCTGCTTGGAATTATTCATCTTCAACTATGGTATCTATTCTAGACCACAAGGTAGAAATGAGGTCAGGACCTACTGTAGAAACTAACGATGGTACAAATGATTTTAGATTTTATAGAGCAGGAAATGCGGATGACTTTGATGACCTTTCATTATCGTCACCTAGTTCTACCAAATCTACAGCATTTTATAATAGCACTGATATAAGTGGAACAGCAGGAGATGCAGGAGCGCTTTATATAAATGATACAACTAATGCTTTCTTTTACTTAAAGGCAGAACTATGACAAAATATACAAACGCACAATACTGTAAAGACCATATGGGAGAAACAGTAGTTTCAATAAAAATAACACATGATGGGTCTAGGCTAAATATACCAGTTGACCCAGATAATACAGATTATCAAGAAGTTATGGAACAAGTAAAGCAAGGTAAACTTACCATTAAGGACGCTGACTAATGACCAAACAAGACATAAGTGCAATACTCATGGAACTAAGTGTTCTAAAAAACGATATGTACCACTTTAGACAAGACATGGAACGTAGGGTTTCCAGACTCGAAAGAATAGTTATTTCCATTACAGCCTTTTATGTCATTAGTTCATTCGGGGTTATCTTTAACACTATAGTTCTATAAATGGGATACAGGGGGGGTTCTAAATGTTTGACCCTATAAGTATCACCGCCAGTTTAAGCGTAGCGAGTAGTGCTTTTCAAGGCATAAAAAGAGCATTTATGGCGGGTCGAGAGCTTGAATCTATGTCGCAAGACCTCTCAAGATGGATGGGTGCGGTTTCAGACATTGATAACGCCCATAAGTCAGCGAAAAACCCATCTTTACTCAAAAAGGTAATGAGTGGCAAAACTATTGAACAAGAAGCCATTGAAGCATTTACCGCTAAAAAACAACTAGAATCGCAAAGGGCGGAGCTTCGGACGTTCATCCAATTTTCGCATGGACAAAGTAGTTGGGAGGAGCTTTTAAGGATGGAAGCAGACATTCGTAAGAGAAGGCAAAAGGAGGTTTACGATAAACAGCAATTTAGAGAAAAAGTCATTTCTATCGTTGTCATTATCATCGTGTGTAGTGTTGGCATTGGTCTTTTGGGTCTTTTCATTTACTCACTCATGGGGTTGGACAGGGGTTGGTGGCTATCAGACTAGGGATAAATGCGTCAGAAAAGAAGGTGGACAAGAAACCTTTGAATGGCTTTGTACTAATGGAAAGGTGATATATTTAGCACAATCGGACAATATAAAGAACTGTTTTACCTGTTTTCTTAAAAAATTTAGTGACTGGACATGGGAACAAGAAATCAGAAAAGGGGTGAGAGAAGACCCAAAATACATAACGTGTAGGAGATATAAAAGAGTGAAAGCAAAGAATGGACAGCAAGTGTGTCTATACAAAGGTGCAAACGATACTTATACGTTAGTGGTCGAAGGTGAGTGTCCTACAGAATATTCTTGCCGTTATGACCCACATGGTAAACCGCCCAATATTGACCAAGTATTAGACTCACTAAATGATAGTTTTAAAAAATGACATTGTTATTCGTGCTTGTTATTCTTGAAGGAACACAAATTTATAATGAGTCTATAGAATATGGTAGTATTGATAAATGCAACTGGTATGCGGAAAAGATTAATTTTTACAATGAAAGACAAACTAGAAATACGTTTTCGGCATATTGCAAACCAAAAGTTGTAACGAGAAAAGAATGACACAAAAACAATTAGAAAAAGGTTCAAAGTTTGAAAAGCTAGACGCAAATGGCGATAATATAATTAGCGATGCAGAGTTTGAAATGCGTGAAAAACTGGTTCTTTTGGAAAACAGAGATAAAAAAGAAGACCAACAACGTTATATCGTATGGTTCTCAGCTATAACAGTCACCGCTTTCATTGTGGTATTAATGACCCCAATAGTTCCTATTGAACGCATAGACCATCTTTCTGGTATTGCTGAAATTTGGGTATTGAGTAACATGGGTGTTATAGGTAGTTTCATAGGGTTTAATCAACTTGCAAAAAGAAGGGAACAACCGAAATGATGACCTTACTAGGTAGTTTGTTAGGGTTCGGAACAAGTTTTTTACCAGAAATTCTAAATTTTTTTAAGAAATCACAAGAAAACAAGCATGAACTGCAAAAGATGCAAATGGAAATAGAGTTAATGGCTAAAAGGTCAGAACTTAAAATAAAAGAATTAGATAAACAGGCAGAGATAAAAGAAACAGAGGGGTTATATAAACATGATAGCGTGGATGCAGGAGGTTTTATTAACGCATTACGAGGTAGCGTGCGTCCTATCATCACTTATGCTTTTTTTAGCTTATTCGTTGCCATCAAAGTAACAGCATTATTAGCTTTAATGCAGAATGGTGGGATGGGTTTGACAATGGCATTAGACACAATATGGGATGACCAGACAGCAGGTTTGTTTGCGTCTATTATGAGTTTTTGGTTTGGAAGTCGAGCAGTAAGCAAGTATTATAAAACAAAAGGAGCATAACATGGCTTTTACATTATCACAGAGAAGTCTAGGACGATTAGACGGAGTAAAGAACCAATTACATTCAGTAGTAACCACCGCCATAGGACTGACGAATTGCGATTTCGGAGTCACCTGTGGACTAAGAAATATTCAAGAACAAGAGGAATTAGTGGCTAGAGGTGCTTCACAAACAATGAACAGCAAACACCTTACAGGGGATGCGGTGGACGTTGTTGCTTATATTGGTTCAAGAATTTCTTGGGAACTTAATTTATATGATGAAATAGCAGATGCGTTCAAAGAAGCATCAATAAAAGAAGGCGTGCCGATTAAATGGGGTGGTGCGTGGAGTGTGCCAGACTTGCGTGATTGGCAAGGTACAGCCGAAGAAGCTAGAGAATCTTACATAGACCTTAGAAAAAGTCAGAAAAGAAAATATTTTTTGGACTGTCCTCATTTTGAGATAAGTGTTTGATTTTATTGAATAAATCCCAGGATATAAAGACATGAAAAAAGTATATTTGAAGCTTTATGATTTCTTCTCAAAGATTGCTAGTTATTTTCTTAAAAAATCATTGAACCAAAAAACCAAAGGGGGTTATCATGGCACTAACACCAAAACAAAAAAAACTACCAAAAGGACTACAGGAAGCAATTCTAAAAAGTCAAAAAAAGGGTAAAAAGAAAAAGAAAGGAAAGAAGTAATGCCGTATCACACAGGAAAAGGGTCACATTCTAAGGGAATGAAGAAGAAGAAAAAAACCAAAAAGATGAAAAGAAAAAAGCGGTAAATGGTTTTAGTCAAATCTATTAAAAAGTTTACTAAAGACTTAACACCCCGACAACGCAAGACTATGAACAGTCATGCTAGGCATCATTCATTAAAACATATGAAAGAAATGGCTAAAGACTTAAAGTCGGGAAAGACGTTTGCACAAGCACATAATAGAGCAATGCGGAAAGTCGGAAAATGAATGGGTTTACAACCACAGCTACTATTTCTGAATTAATTGGTAAAAGACCTATCAGAGCAAAAAGAAAACGCACCAGAAAGAATAAAATGCCCTACAAAGGCAATTTAAAGGCTGTACAACGGCTGTTACCAATAAAAAGGGTGAACTACTAGGGGAATAACTAAGACCGCACAGGAACGTTCATTTCAATTATTTCTTTTACTTGGTCTAAACATTCAGTTACACCGCCCTTCACAATAAAATGGGGTGTATCCATAGCTTTAGACTGCACCGCCCAAAGCTTTTGAGCATCAGACAGCCTACCTTTTTCATTCTTCAACTCAATATAAAGAATACGCCCTTCTGGATATTCTATAATAATATCTGGACAACCAGACTTCAGACCCATCTTCTTTAGCTTTAAATGATAGCCTATAGACTTCTGACCCTCATTTGGAACATGGAAATGCCGAAAATGATAGTATTTGCACAGATAATTTAGGTAGTCATTACAGGCTATTTGTATGTCTGATTCTTTTGTCATAAGGGGTAAGTTCTAAGTTTTAATGAGATTGCACCCATTTAAGTTATAAAATTTACCCCCTACGCTATACAAATCGAATTGGAGTTCTGTTTGTATATTCCGCTAACTTAGAAGGAATAAGATAAAAATACCAATAAAAACACCAAACCACAATATTTTTTCATTTTTGTTGTTGACATTTAATAACCTAGCTTATATTCTAGGTTTATAGACGTTAATAATAATAATAAATTGGAGTTCAAAATGAGATTAATCGTAAAAAACGCAATGAGAGTAGACGAGCTTTCAAATCAATTTGAGGTAATTGATATGATGGATTGGGAAACTGTCGATAGCTTTTATCCAGACAAATATATTGTAAATGAAGCTAGGTGGCGTTTAGAAATTGCTGTAGCACAACTTAGAGAACTACACTACTCAGAACCAGATTACAAAAGTTGGAAAAGGGATGAGGGTCAGTTGAAAAGATTTATAGCTAAGTGGGAAAACAAATGTGAGCCACATGAGAACGATGGTTTATCTTGGGAAAAGCTTAAAGAAAAAATTGAGGAGGTAAGCTAATGAAACTCACACCTATTTCAAAAGAAGAAGTTTATAAAGAAGCGTATGAAGATTATTGGATGGATTGTCATGATGAGGGATTAGTGGCACTTCCACAGAAAGAATGGATGGAAACAAAGGAAGCGAAAAAATCAATAAAAATATTGTTTGCTTTATTAGGAATGAATAAGGAGTCAAAGTAATGAGAAAACATCTGAATAATATCGAATGGGTTGAAAACAAAGCTCACTTATCAAGTGAGTGGGCAGATAGGGAATTTGTTTTAGGGCATCAAGAAGAAGGATGGTTTGTTTTCTGTAATATGAGTGGGGATGTACTCAGCTTTGAAGATGACCAAGAAGAGTTTACTTGTCTTGAAACGCTAAATGATTGCCTTAACAACCTTAACCAAAATAACAGGGTCTTTATTCAAAGGGATAAAGAGATGGCTAGACCTATTCAAAACTATCCTTTCTCTGACCAATGTGGGGGGTACTAATATGAAAATAGCAATTAAACATACAGTAACCTTAGAGGGTCACGAATTAGAGGAATTTAAACTTCTGTATGACTTAGACAAGAGAGAGGGAGAAACCTTTAGGGAATGGTATGTCAGTCGTTTCATAGCTGATGGCGAAGCCTGTTTAGATGAATCTAAAAACAATTTAATAGGTGGGGGTTTATGATGCTAGAACAACCAACAAAAATAGGGAACAAAACGCTTTACAACGTTAGAGTCCTAAATATGTCAGTTGCTAAACATTATGGTTTAGTCAAAGAATATTGTGAGATTGTTTCTAAGGCTAGAGAAGACCTTAGAATAAAAAAATTGCATGAACTGGCTGAAGACACTTCTCACCTAATCCCTGTAGAAAATTCAGAGGATAATTCTGAGTCTGATATTATTGATTTAGGGGAAACAAGTTTTGAAGAAAACAGAAAAATTCAAGACGAACTTACTTTGTACTTCTCAGTTAAAAAACATTTAGACCAGTTGGTGTTGCAAAAATTAATGAAAAATAAAATACAAAAGTTTGGAGCAGATAAACGATGAATAAATTTTTAGAGATTGTTTTTGATAGTGCGTTTTTAATTATGATTTTTCTAATAATAGGTTTTGCGTAGACATAACCCAAAAAATAGAATAGGTTTTAAATTGAATTGGAGTTCGTATGAAAAAATCAAAACTAATTTTCACTTTATTGTCAGCCGTTGTTATTGGTGGGTGTTCTACCATGCCAATAGTTGACAGTCGAGGGAAATCATCGGCAAATATTAAAGGCAATATGAACCGATTTCACGATGATTATTATACTTGCAAAAGTTTAGTTGAGGACAATACAAGTTACGTTTTCGACAAAAGCAAAGTGGTATATAATTCAATTCGTTGGAGGGTGTTGTGGCTCAGTCCTAAAGCAAATACCAGAAAACATTTTATCAATAGGTGTTTAGAGGGTCGTGGTTACAACGTAATTAATAAATAAGGAAAATAAAATGATAATAGATAAAATATTTGATAATACGAAAGATGGAGTACCAAATTACTCTATAGATTTGATAGATGGCACTAGGCTTTATTACAGGGGTACAGTTATGAACCCCATGCCACAAAAAGGCGATGCGATAAACTATACAGTCATTAATACGAAAACATCAGCTAATGGTAATCAATACACCAATATCAAAGACGTTGAGATAGCATCAATGCCAAATGACGGACAGGCATCGTATCAACAAAAGCCTAACGCAATGTATGGTGGAGAGCCAGTTTATACGCCCTCACAAGCACCACAACCAATGCCACAGGCTAATAATACCTTTACACCTAAACAGCCTACTGGTGGCATGAATAAAAGCGATACACAGCGGTTAGATATATTCGTAACTGGTGTTGTTGGTAGGTCTATGGGGTCTGGTCACTTCTCAGTAAACGATATTGAGGAACTTACTAAAAATGCGGTTAGGGCATTTGATGAAAACCTTAAAAAACTATAAGAAGCTTTTTTCTGACTTTTGGGGGTATCACGAAAACGATATCCCCTTATGTTGGAATTGTCATAAAGAGGTGGCGGTTGATATTCATCACCTAATACCGAAAGGCATGGGTGGAGTCAAAAATAACAGGTTAAACCGCATAGATAATCTATACGCTCTATGTCGCAAGTGCCACACTTTAGGACATTCAGACAAGGAACTTAACGAGCAATGGAAAAAAGATTTATTAGAACGCATAGAATGGAAAAAGGATAGCTGAATGATTGGTCGAAATATATGTGAAGAAGTTCTTAAAATTATAAAAAACAGGGGAACAGATTATGGTGATATTCAAAAAAACCATGAACAAATAGCTCAAGGATGGTCGGTTATTCTTGGAATAGAAGTAAAACCCCATCAAGTGGCTTTGTGTAACGACTGGCAGAAAACAGTAAGGCTAACGACAAACCCCAAGCATCATGATAGTTACAAAGACAAAATGGGGTACATGATAACCTACTCAGAGTGCATAAAGGACGAATGATGGACATATACTCACTACAGTTTGACCCTCATAAAATTTCCCATCAGCAGGAAGAATTAGGGATAATATTTGCTGACTTAGATACAGCCGTAGAGCTTATGAAAAAAGAAGAAAAGATGATTATAGCGGAACTAACGCTTCAATTTTCACGCCAAAAAATGTATAAGAATATGAAGGAATTAGATGGTTTAATATACAACCATGACAAGTTTAGGGATTTTACTAACAGATTTAGTGAAACCTTAAAGAAGAGGAATCGAGCCAAGATAAGGTTTGAGTCCTTTAAAGCGTTTAGAGATGACCTTCGGACGAAGGTAGTTAATGAACGAGAATTAGCGAAACATAATTTATAGAAAGGAATTATTATGCTAAAAAAATCACAAAGGGAAAACATCCTAGAATACCTAGAAATAGGTAACAAAATTACCCCGCTAGAAGCCTTATACCAATTTGGCTGTTTTAGATTGAGTGCGGTTATATTCAATTTAAGACAAGAGGGGTTTAATATTATCACTCACAATAAAACTATGGATGGCAAAACATTTGCTGAATACGAACTTTTGAAGGAGAAAAGTGATGGTTGAATATGATAACTCAAAGACCTTTTTTGAATTTGAAATGGAAAGAAAAATTGATAAGCAAAAAGAACGAGGTTTAGCAAAACATTCAAGTGATATTAGG